CCGGTCCAACAAATCGCCGCGGAAAGCGGCATAAGGGCTGAGCTCGGCGTCGCCGCGCTCGGCGAGGTAGCGCGGGTCGACGCCGTCGCACACCGCGGCCGCCGCGCAGCCGCGGCATTTTTCGGGGAACACCTTGCCGTGGCGCCGCGCCAGAAGCGGCACCGGCCGGCCGCCGGCGAGCACCTCCTCGCCCGGTGAGGCCGGGTGGAGCTCCGCGCCGGAATCGTGATCCTGGAGCGCCAGGCGCTGGCCCATGACCGCCGGCGAGCCCGGCTGCATATGGTCGATCTGATTCATCCATTCGTGCGGGTCGTGCCTTACGGCGGTGATCCCGACGAGATTGCGTTCGGCGCCCCGCATCGTGCACAGCGGCGCATAGCGGACATTGACCGCGATGCCGGCCGCTTCGAGGCGGTCGCGGGCTTCGAGGAGGTAGGGGCGCACCGCCGCGTAGTGCGCCTGGACGCCCTGCGCCGCGCCGCCTGGCCGCGACCAGGCGTAGTAGGCATTCATCACGATCAGGTTCGCGGCGTAGACCCGATGCGACGCGATCGCGTCGGCGATCGCCGGCAGGTCGCGAAAATTGTCCTCATGGACGGTTGTGTTTGTGCAGTAGTCGAAGCCGGCGCGGTCGAGCTCCCGCATCGCCTCGCTCAGCTTGGCCCACGAGCCGCCGGTGATCCGGTGAAATTGCTGTTCCTCGACCGCGTGCACGCTGAGCAGGAAATCGGTCAACCCGGCATCGAGCAGCGCCGCTAACAGGGTGCGCGGGCCCGACGCTGGCACCCGGCGGGTCAGAAACTGGCCCAGCGTGATCAGGCGCATCGCCAGCCCAAGGCGTCTCGCCTCGGCAGCCAGGTCGACGATCCCCGGGTGTAGCGAGGGCTCGCCGCCGGTCACGTCAAAGCCGATAAAGCCGGCCGCTTTCAGGGCGCCGGCGAGCTCGAGGATGTGATCGGTCGACAGGAAGCGGGCGCGCCGCATTCCGCTGAACGGATCCTCGGCGCCGTCAAGGTGCACGTAATAGCAAAATTGGCAGGAATGCGGGCATTTCAGCCCGACATCGACGACTCCCCAACGGCTCAGGCGACCGGGCGCATGGCGGTAAATTCCGTCGAGAGTTTCGATCACAGCTGCCCCCGGTGATAACCCGAACTCGTTGAGAAGCCGTTAGCAGCGAGCCGAACGGGGATCCGGCCCGCAGCCGCGCGCCAAGCCGAGGAGTCGCACCTGTAGCGCGTGCTGCGGAGCCGAACCCTCCGGCGGGGTTCCACGCCGGAGGTTCACCCGGCGGGTTGGCACGCCGGGTTAGACGGGCCGGATTAGACGACCGACGGCAGGCGGTCCTCGCCGGCGAACGCCCACACCGCGCGGGTCAGCGCGGTATCGGTGCCGGCGGCCGACAGGTCGGGCACGTGATCGAGGCGGATCCACCGCTTAGCGCTCGACAGATTCACCGCGAGCCGGATCTGGCCGGCCGAGGTGCCGCCGCCGGACTGTCCGGTGAGCACCGTCGCGAGCGCGGTCGTCTGATAATCGGTGAACGACGAATTGTCGGCCGAATGGCTGATCGTGAACGCGACCTTGAGGGTGGCGCCCGAGCTCAGCGTTGCATCGGCCAGCACCGCGGCAACTGCCGAGAGCGGCAGGCCGAGCGCTTCACGGTCGATCGACACGCCGTTTTTGGTGGTGTTGTCGCCGGTGCCGGCGGCCGTCGCGGCGGTTGACGTCGAACCGTTGCGGACAGTGACCAGCCCGGCGAGGTTGCGGGTGAGGTTCATATCCATTCGAGAAAATTCCTTCGATGGGAGGGGGTGCGCGTGTTTGCGACGCGCAAGCGAAAGGGCCGCCCGGGTCGGGGCGGCCCCGTTTCAGTCGTCAGTCAGCCGCGGTTAGCTGACGGCCGGCGACCAGCGCACGCGCTGAATGACCGCGACCGACGCACGGTGCCGCACCGCGAAATCGTGCTCGGCGATCGCGCGAATGAGGGTCTGGTCATTCTGGAAGGTGCTGATCGTCGCGCCGTTCGAATCGACGTAGCTCGCGTCGCGCGACACGGCCAACTCCAGCTGCATCGAGTCGGCGATGATCGACTCCGACATTTCGACCAGGAACACGAACGAATTGTCCGAATGCGAGTTGGCGGCGTTCGTGTAGTTGTTGCCGATTTGCGTGCTGACGCGGAACGGATAGCCGAGCAACAGTCCGTCCATCATCTCGTCGCGCCAAATGTAGAGCGACAGCGAATTTCGCGCGTTGATCAAAAAGTTCTTCGAGCGAGGTGACATAAACCAAACGCGCCGGCTCGCCGGCACGTTGGCGGTGTCGAGGCGGTTGATTGCGCCGCCCAACTCGTCGGCCGCGGTGTCGACCGTCACCGTCTCGGTTGCGGTGATGAAATTGCCGCCGGTCGAATTCGCCGGGTCGGTGCCGTTCACCGCCTCGGTCGAGGCGCCGCTCGTCACCCAGACGCCGACCGTGCCGCTATTGTCGCTGACCCAATCGTTGGCGAATTGCAGCCACCCTTTCGGCGTGTCGAGCGTGCCGTCGCCGAACATGAACATCGAGTCTTCTTTTAGCGCCATGACTGTCACCAAATCATCGCGCACGAAGGCATCGACGGCCGGGTCCGCGAATCGCATCATGTCGTTTGACACGGGCACCAATGCCGTCAGTTTCTTGTAGGCCAGGTTGATGCGATTGAGCGCCTGCTGGCTCGCGGTGATCGTCGAGACTTCCGAACCGTAGCTGGCCGTCGCGGCGCTGGCCTGGCCGGGGATCGTCATCGTGCCGCGAGGCATCGGGATGACGCGCGGGCCGGAACCGCGAACCACCGCCTTCGGGCGCAGCAATTCGATGATCTCGGCTTGATAATCGGGCGGGACGATGAAACCGCCGGCGGCGCCGGTACCGGCGATCAGCGCGCGGGTGACGGGATGGCTTTCGCCGTATTGTTCCGTCGCGAGGACCGCCGGGGATTTGAACTCGGAGGCGGCGCGGCCGACCATCCGCATCATGCCGCCGATGACCAGCCCCTTTTTCGTCTCGAGGCCGCGGGCCTTCGCCGCTTCGTCGCTGACATAGGGGTCGCTTTCGACGGCGGCGGCGACGCGCTGGTTTTCTTGATCGGCAACCGGGCGGGCCGTCACGGCGCTGCGCTTCTGCAATTCGCGCTGCGTCGCGATCTTGCCATCGAGGGCATCGATCGCCGCAATCGCGGTGTCGATGTCGGCTTGCGGGGTTTCGTCGGTTGCGGCGAGGGCCTCGGCATTCGCCAAGGCCGCCGCGCGCTTCTGGATCAACTCGTTGATCGTCATGAGCGTGGGGCTCCATCGTAGGGGGAAAGCGCGCCTCCCCGGCCTCGCGGTCCGCGGCGTCTCGACGAGCGAGCGGTCGCGGCGAGGTTCGGGTGCGATCGGCGTGCGGGTCAGCCGTTGCCCAAGCGGCAGGTTTGGGGCAATCCGGCCGCGGTGAAGCGGCGGCAGGAATCTTTAGGCGCGGGCGGCGACGGCGCCGGCGCGGCGCAATTGCTGCAGGCGTTCGCGGCTGGCGGCGCGGGCGGCCCCGACCTCGTCGAGCGGCGGTTCGGTCGCGCGCGTCGAGGCCGGCTGGTGCGCCATTTCATCGTCGCCACCGTCGTCGTCGCGATCCAGAATGTCGCGCATACAGCGCACCCCGTTGTCATGGTGCGTGATCGCTTCCTCGATCGAAGCAATCGTCGCTTTCGACAGGCGCTTGCCGGCGCGGGTTTTCGCGCGGCGCAAAATCTGGATCGCGCGCTCGCCGGCCTCGTCGGCGAACAATTCGGCGACTTCCTCGGCCGTCATATCGATCAGCACCTGCCCCAAATCCTTGAGGCAAGCGCCAAAGCGCGCCGGGATGTCGGAGCCGTCGCCTTCCCATTCGGCCTCCATTTCAACCCAGCTTTGCAGATAGCCGGCATTCGCCAGCAAACAGGCCAGGTCGCTGACTTCGTAGAGGCCGCGGGTCAGGATCGCCGCGCGTGTCGGCTTGTCTGCCGCCAGAGCCGGCAAGCCTTCCGCCTGTCGCGCTTCGTTCGGCGTCAGGATGCCGGTTTGCACCGCTGTAATAGTAGCCGCGTTGTCTCTCACATTTGCCGCTTCGGTCATCTCATCCCTTTCGTGTTCGCGCGCGGTCACGACCGCGCCGGTGTCCGCGGGCACGCTGACGAATGAGCATTCGAGCAATTCCCACACGGTGTATCGCATCCCGCCGCGAGGCCGTTTCGGGTCGAGCGGTTCGCCGTCTTGCGGGTCGAAACCAACGCTCACCGCGTTGATGATCCCGGATTTGACTAGGCCGCGGATTTCATCGGCCTTGGCCGAGACGCCGAGCGGCGCAAAGGTGATCGTCGCGACGATCGTGTCGCCGGTGACGCGAATGTCCGAGGCGCGGGCGACCGGCACGTTGGCGTCATGCTGAAACAGCACAACTGGGTTTGCCCGATAGGAGTCGAGAATGGCGCCCTGCGGCACCAAAATGTGCCCGTCACGCGCCAGCGCGCCGGTGCTCATTACGACTTCGACTTCGTCCGCGTTGAGCGCGCTGATCGAAACCGGCAGGAGCCGTTTCAACATGGTGAGCCTCGTTTTGATGGTGGCCTTGGTGGCGCTGGTCGCGCCGCCGAAAGGCGGATGGGTGGCGTGGTGGAAACGACGCCCGCGTTGGTAGCTATGCCGGCGGCGAGGGCATCGCCTCCGGGTTTGCGGCTCACGCCGCGAGCAGCACGGCCAGCGCCTGCTCGATTTCTTCCTCGGTGAAATGATCGTGGCGGGCGGTGGCGCGCACGGCGGGCGCCAGGACTAGGCGCGCGTCGCCGCAGGGCGCGACAAACAGCCGGGCCACCAGCGCCGGCGCCGGCAGGGTCAGGACGCCGCGGCCGGCCGCGCCGACCACGCCGCGACCATGCAATTGCAATGGGATTGCAATGGAGCCGCGGAGCTCGCCTTCGGGCGGCGCGCTGGCCTCGCCGATCGCCACGATCCGCGGCCGGCGCACCCGGAGGCGGCCGATAATGTCGATTTCCCGGCGTCGCCGGCGGCGGCGGGTCGCGCTGCCGGTGATCCCTTTCGCCCGGCGCACCAGGTCGGCGAGCTCGGCGGCCGCTGATAGGGTCGCGCCGCCGCTGCCGGTCAGGCCGTCGAGCGTCGCGGCGCCGGTGCCCCGGATCAGCAGCGTGCCGGTGCCGGTGCCGGTCAGGTCGTCGAGCGTCGCGGCGCCGGCGCCCTGGATCAGCAGCTGGCCGGCGCCGGTGCCGGTCAGGTCGTCGAGCGCCTTCGAGGCCGTGCCCCGGATCAGCAGCTGGCCGGTCTCGGCGGCGGTCAAATCGCCGAGGGTTTTCGACGAGGTGCCCCGGATCAGCAGCGCGCCGGTCCCGGTGCCGGTCAGGTCGGCAAGGGTTTTCGAGCCGGTGCCCTGGATCAGCAGCTGGCCGGTCCCGGTGCCGGTCAGGTCGGCAAGGGTTTTTGCGGCGCTGCCGGTGTTGATGCCCTGCTGGACAAAGACGCCCGCGAGGTTCTGCGCCTTGGTGGTCGTCTCGGCGACGTAGCGCGGGGCGAACCCCGCGCCGAGGACGCCGCCGCGGGCCATCAGCTCAGCGCGATCTGCGGATCGACGTAAAAGGTCGATGACACCTTGGCGGCGCGCACGATCGCCTGCAGGTATCCGGCGAGCTGCGGTTGCGGGCTCGACATCGTGACGGTGAGTTTGAAGCGGCACCCCGCGCGGAACACCGCCGTGCCGTCCGTGACCGAGCCGCCATCAACCGCGCTCGCATAACCGGCGGGCAACGATCCGCTCGACGTGCCGGCGGTGGTGCAGAAAAACAGGCGACCCGAATTCGACGACACGGCGATGGCATCGCCGAGGCTGTAGGCGTGCGAATTGGCGCGCGCCGTTGCGAGGCTATCCCAGGCGCTCACGCTATCGGCGGTCAGCGCCGCGTTGCTGCCGACCAGGCTCGTCTTGCTGCCCAGCTTGTATTTGCCCAGCGGCGTCGGCGTCGTGTCGCCGAGAAATTCAACGTCGATCCAGATGTCGTCATTGTTCGGGACCGCCGCCGCATTCCAGATCCCGCACAGTGTCACCGTCACATTGCTGCCGGTCGTCGGGTTCCAAATGACGGTCGGGAACGCCTCGAACGGATAGAGCCATTTCGCGGCCGCGGTCGTCGCGATGTTCCACGAAATGCCGGTGGTGCCGTCGCTGGCGCCGCCGGTGCGAATGATCACCGCTTCCTCTTGCAACGTGCCGTGATAAGTGTAGCGGCGCTGAATGTAGGATTTTGAATCGGAGGAACACCGAACAACGTCGGTCCCGACGCCGCGAGTGCCCGGCGTCCCGGACAGCGTGACGCTACCATTCAATTTGCAATCGGTAAAAAGATAACTGGCTTCGTCGCTGGCAATTGCATTCGTCGGTACCAGCGTTCCGGCGATCGCCGAGAGATCGACGCCCTCGTATAACCCGATCCCCTGCCCGACTGTCGCGAACAATGTCGTCGGCGTAGAACCGCCGGTAAGAATGCTCCCGCCGCGCCAAATGACGCGGCCCGCGTTCTGCTCTAATTTTTGCGACGTGTTCTGGAAAACATTGGTGCAATTGTAGAACTCGCAGACGCCATTGGTGGCATTGCCGAGATTGATAACGCTAGTCGTCGAAGTGCTGCTCAGCTTAAAGGTGCACGTGTCGAATTTTGAATAATCGTTTGAACTCAGGACCACGCCAAACGCGGCCGACGAACCGACGCCGGCATTGAACGTGAAGCCGTAGAAAAACGCATAGCTGATCGATTCAGTAACCGTCGTGGCGGCCGCGACCGTCGCGCCCGCGCTGACCCCGGTCGGCGGGTGCGAGGCGGTATGGTCAATCGAGAGGAAGAAAAGCGGATTTGCGGCGACGGTGGTGTTGCTGATCGTGACCGCCGCGCCGTAGTTTTCGCTGTGATCGTCGCCGACGTAGACCGTGCCGCCTTGGACGATCCACGTGCTGCCCTGCGTGATCGTCGCGAGCGGCGACGCCCAACTGCCGAATGACGTCCCGATGTAAGTCCAGGTGACCGTGTTGTCGGTCGTCGTGTTGCCGACCGCCGCGGTATTCCATGACGGCTCGGAGCCGTTGCCGGTCGTGCCGGCGGCGGATGTCTGGATAAACAGGTGCGTCCCGGCAACGTCTTTGATGATCGAGCCGCGGCCGGGGGTGGTGTTCTTGACCGCTGCCCAGCTCGGCGTGTTCGTGATGTCGCCATTGACGCCGGGCTGTCCGGTGCACTCAATCCACGTGACCGAGCCATCGGTGAAGGTGGCGCCGCGCGCGGACCCGCCGGACCACGCCGGTTCGGTGGCGCCGGTATTCTGCGACGCCGCTTGCGTCGCGATAAAGCACAGCTGGTTGCCCTGAACGAAGCCGCCGTTGATCGTCGTCGAGGCGACGGTGCCTGAGCCGGTGACCGTGTAGGTTCCCGTCCCGCCGGTGCCGGTGCCGAGCGCCGAAATGGTGCCGAGGCTGGTGCCGGCCAGGGTGAATATCGCCTGGCCGAGATAGAGCCCGCCCGACGTCACCGCCGAGATCGTCAGCGTCGAGCCGCTGCGCGAGCCGGTGCCGACAAAGGCGGCGCCGCTTTGCCGGCGGATCGAGCCGGGCGCGATCGAGGCGGCCGCCGCCCATGCCGTGACGGCGCTCCAGCCGACCGTGCCGACGCCGCCGATTTCGGCGGTCATCGCGCTATTGCTGTGGATCGGCGAGTCGTCGCGGACGTACCAGATGCCAGGATCGAGGGCCATTCAATCTCTCCCGATCAGGCGTTGCCGTCCGTGAGCGTTTTGGCGGTCACGGTGAATTGCTGGCCGGCCGCGAATACCGTGTTGTCGACGGTCAGATCGCCGCCGCCGCCGGTGATCGTGACGCTCCCTTGCTCGTGGCAGGTCGAGCCGCCGGAATCGTAGATGCGGTAATGCGCGGCGGTGCCGGCCGCATCGGCGGACGTGTCCTGCCACGTGCCGGACAGCGCTTTCGCCCCGCCCGAGGCGGCGGCCAGCCAATCGCTCGGGAGCGTCAAGGTCGCGAGCACCGTGCCGCTGTCGGCGGTGGCGCACGTCGCCGGCTGCGCCCCGGTGCGGATTTTCATGATCGGCGCGGTGCCGATCGCCGTCTCGATCGCGTCGAGCCGCGCGTTGCGCACGGTCACGGAGAGTTGGATCGCCATCAGTAGCCCACCGCGAATGATCGGAGTTTCACCGGGCCGCCTTTTTTGAAATCGACGGTGTTCATTTCGAGCGGCGCGCCGCTGTCCTGTTCGCCGACCGGGCAGTCGAACAGCACGTGCCCGTCACGGTCGACGCATTGCGCCCAGCTGGCGCGGCCGCTGCGCCGGGCGAGCCCTTCGGTGCAGGTCGCGCGGATCTGCCCGGCGTCGAGCTCAACCGTGACGAAATCGAGGGTCGCGAGCTCGGTTTGATCGAGCAGCGCGCCGTCCGGTGTTCCCGGCGGCGTCAGATCGTAGAACCGCAGCGCGGCGCCGCTCATCCGGTCGGCGAGCCCGCCGAGCATCGCGTCGGCGGCCCGATTACTCGCTCGCATCGGCTTCGACCAGGTCGACCGCCATCGAGCCGTCGTCATTGCGGCGCAGCACGCCGGATCGGCGCACCGGCCCGGCGCGCGCGTCGATGTTGACGGTGAGGGCCAGCGGCTGCGGTGCTGCGGGCAAAGAAAAAGCCCCGTCGAGGCGGGGCTCGGGTGGCGCCGGCGGCGCGATCGCGGCCGGGTCGGGCGGCGGCTCCAGTCGGCGCAGCACCGGCATCGCGACAACCCGGCGGCCGCGGAGACGGGCCCGGATCTTCGCCTGGTGCCGCACCGGCACGCCGGACAGCAGCATCGCGCGCTCGACCGGGATCCGCTGCAGCGCGCGCGGCTCCAATTCCGGGGCGCCGGGAAGGTTGGAAGCGTCGTCGTCGGCCGCCGGTTGGTCGCCGCCGGTCCCGACTTTCGGCGGCGCCGGATCGCCGCCCTTGGGGCGGCCGGCTTCGTCGGCGCCGCTCCCGGTCATATCGCTGCCGAGCGCGGCGGTGTTGGCCGGGACCAACAGCGCGTTGCCGCCGGGGAGGCCCGGCAGGCCTTCGGACTCGCGCGCTTCGTTCGGTGTCAGGATGCCGGTCAGGACGCCGATGCGCAGCGCGTTGAACCGCGTCATGACGTCGGCGCGCAGCAATTGCCCTTCGTCGAAGTGAATGTTAAGATTTTCCGCGTCGAGCTCAAAGTAATGCCCGAACTTCTGCTCGAAGCGCTCCAAGTCGGGCGCAATTGTGCTGTTCACGTAATCTTGGTCTTGCTGCGGGATCGACATCGAGGCCGCTCTGTCGATAACGTAGACCTTGTGGGGCGGCACCCCGAAAAACCGGCAAATTTCCGGCACCTGGAATTGCCGCGCGTCGAGGAATTCGAGGTCGGTCGAGGTCAGCTTCATATCTTTCCACTTCACGCCGTCTTCGAGGACGGCGGTGGAGCCGACGTTTTGAATTCCCGATTTGAAGGCGTCCCATCGATCCTTGAGGCGCCTGGCCGCGTCATCGGAAAGCGGCTTGTCGCTTTCGAGGATCCCCGAGGGTCGCGCGCCGTTGGCGATCCAGCGCGCGGCCTGTTGTTCCTGCGCCGCGGCGAGCCCGATCGCATCGCGCCCGACGCCGATCGTCGAGACGCCGACCAGCGAATTGAACGTCAATCCGCGGATGTGCAGCATGTCCTCTGCCGGGATCGCCAGATCGACGCCGCGCAGCACGGCCATTTGCCAGAGGCCGATCCGGTTCACCTGGTAGAAAATCTGCCCGTCGGCGGCTTCGAGCACCATGACCGCGTCGGGATTGACCGGGATCAATTCCGAGGGGACGCCGCTCGCGTCGCGCAGCACGGCCGCGTAGCAATTGCCGCGCAGCAGATAGGCGATCGCCATTTGCTCGATGAACTCGAACCACGTTTGCGCGCGGTTCGGCTGGGCGAACAGCCGCACCAAAGGGTGGTCTTCGACGTCGTGCCGCGTGCCGTCTTCCTCGACCCAGTAGAGCGAAGGCGGGCAGCGCGCCGTATCCTGGGCGCGGCGGCGCACGCAGGCATAAACCACCGACTGCGACATCGCGGTCGATTGCGACAGCAGCAGGCCGGAGGCAGTCGCCACGCTGCCGAGCGGCGGGATCAGGCCATAGCTGGGAACGCCAGCGCTGGCGCGCTCGCGCGGCGCTGTGAGGCGGCGGAAGATCATGGGGCGCCCTCTATTTGCGCGACAGCAACACCGCGCCCGACAGCAGCAGAAGGCCGCCGACAATGAAGCCGGCCGGCGGGTAGATGCACCAGGCGCCGAACGCGACCGCCGCGGCGCCGGCCAGGCCGACGAAATCAATCAGAAGCTCGATCAGGAGATTCACAGCACCAGCAATTCCTTGCGCTCATAGGTCGAGTTTGCGGCGGCCGCGTTTGCCGTCGCCGCGCCGACGGCCATTGCGAGCGCCACCGCGCCGTCGATGCGGTTCACCGCCTTGCGCTTCGAAAACCAGCTGTTGCCGAACGGGTCGGCCTCGGTCACCACCGACATGATGGCCGAGATCGCGACCGGGCTGTTGCGGATGCGGATGCGCTTTTCGAGGATCAGCGCCTCGAGCTCTTTGACCGAGCCGGGCATCCACAGCCCGCTTTCCGTCGCGCGGCGCTTGCCGCCTTGCGGGTGCTCGACGACGTGCACCTGACACCCGGTTTCATCGAGCGACGGGATGAAATGCTTGTGGAAAGCATAGGAGTCGAAGGCGAGCGCCTTCACGTCATATTCGTGCGCGGCTTCGGCGACGCGCGCGGCCAGGATGTCATAACGGACCAAATTGCCCGGCGTCGCGTTGAGCCAGCCGTGCTCGGCCCACACCTCATAGGGCGCCTGATCGGCGAGCGCGCGCTCGGCGATGGTGTCCTTGGGCGTCCAGGCCTCAACCCACGCATCGAAGGTCGGCGCCATTGTCACATGTATGAGGCCGGTGCTCGGATCGATGCGGTCGACCTGGCGGAAGCCGGTATGCACCATGAAGCCGAGCGCCGTCAGGTCGCGGGTTGCCGAGAGATCGAGCCCGAGATGGCAGGGCTTGCCGTAATGCTCGGCCGGATCGAACTCGGCGAGGCAGGCTTCGAGCGCCTGGCGCCCCATCCACGCGGAATCGGCGTCGGTCCAGACGCAAAAGTGCAGCCGCAAAATCCCGTTTTGTTTGCCCGGGATTTGCCGCGCCTGTTTGACGACGCCGGCGAGATAGTCGGGCTGCACCGTGACGCCGAGCAGCGGGTTGGTTTTGACCCAGCAATTCGGGTCGTCGAGCGGGTCGTCGCCTTTGTCGACGGCGCAGACGAACGAAAAGGTCGAGTCGTCGATCGCCTCGCCGACAAAGGTAAAATCGTCGTCAGGCGCCATCGTGCCGGCGGCGACGCGCACCGCGTGTTGATGCTCCTGCCAGCAGGCGGAATTGCGATCGCTGCCCGAATTGGTGATCATGACCAGCAGCGGCTGACGGCGGAACTTGAAGCCCCGCTCCAGCATTTCGATCATGCGACCGTCGCGGTGCTCGTGGATCTCGTCGAGAAGCGCGCAACTCGGGCGCGGCCCCGATTGGCTGTCATCGGATGAAATCGGCCGAAAAAACGAGCCGGTTTGAATGTCGGCGAGGTTCCAGACCGGGTTGCCGCCCGAGCTCGTGAGCCGTTCAAACAATGCCGGCGATTGTTGGAACATCGCGACGGCGTCGCGGAACAAAACGAACGCCTGATCCTTCTTCGCCGCGGCGGCGTAGACCTCGGCGCGCGGCTCATTGTCGGCCAGCAGGCAATACATGCCGGTGCCGGCCGCCCACGGCGATTTACCGCCGCCCTTGCCTTCCTCGATATAGGCGCGGCGAAACCGTCGCGTGCCGTCGGCGCGCTTCCAGCCGAAAATTGACCCGGTTTTGAATATCTGCGACGGCTGCAATTCGAACGGCAGACCCTCGAATTGGCCGCCGTTGAGCCGTAGCACGTCGGGAAAAAACGTGATCGCGCGCCATGCGGCGTCCATGTCCCAAAAGAGGCCGCGCTTCGGCCCGTCATCGAGGTCGAGGAGATGCCGTCGGCACGCATTGCGGACGTGCGGCCCCGCGACGAGCTCGCCGGCGACCACGGCCTCGGCAAAAGCCGTCACCGGGTCAGAAATACTTGCGGGCGGGGTCCTGCGCTTTCGCGGCGGCGTTCGGGTCGGCGTGGACGCGGCTGCGGGCACTCGGCGTCATCCCAAATTCGGCGGCAAAACGCACCAGGTCGGCGCGCGCCTTGTTGGCGATGCCGACCAGCGGGTTTTGGATCGCATTGCCATTTGTCGTCTTGATCAACAGGCCGTTCGTGACGGGATCATGAGCGGCCATGCGCGCGAGCGCGCGCTCGGCGAGGACCCACACCCCGTAGGCTTGGCATAAGGCGGCGAGCGCGGCGCGGTCGATCGGCGTCAATAACCCGGCCGCGCCCAGCATCGGCGCGACGCGCGCCCATTCCTTTTTCGCGTCGTCGTTCAATTCGGGCGGCGGCGGCGGCGTCGCCAGCGCCACGCTCGGCTCGCGCGAATTGATCGGCCGCCGCCCGGCGTTGCCGCCGATCAGGCGCAAATGCGACGGCTTGGGTTTGCGTCCGCGCTGCACGAAATCCCCTAAAAAAAGAGCCGCCCCCGGCGGCCTGTTTTCGCTTGCTGTAGCCGCACGGGGCGGCTATTCTGTTGGTGTAAACGGAGAAACCCGATGCTCACCAACGAACAGATGAAAGCCGGCCGGTTCGCAAAGCTCGCCAAGGGCCGCAACATTCTCCGCCGCATGAATGAGACCTGGGATCGCGGCGGCCTGGTTCGGATCGGCACCGCAACGCGCTACACCGACCTCCTGCCGAAGCACCGCGACATGGTTTGGATCGGCAAGTCCGGCTCGCTCTACCTGCGGCGCGGCAAGAACTCCGATTGCATCGACTACTGCTCGTTTCAATACGCCACCCCGAGGAGGCAAACCATGAACACGATCTACACCGCGTGCGCGATCATCTATCTCGTGCCCGTTGCAATCGCCATTCTCGCCTGGATGGTGTCGCGATGATGAACGGGATGGCCGGCCGGATGCTTCACGCAACCTCCGTCGCGTTCGGCGCCGTCGGGTTTGATTGCCTTCTCGCCGCCGCCTTGGGCGGACCGAGAACGGCGAACATGCTCGCCCAGGCCGCGATCCTGATGGGGATAGCCGCGGCCATGTTGTGGGCGAAAGAACGATGCTGAACATTGACAGCAAGGCGCGCGGCCATCGCGCGACCGTCGAAGAGCTCGACGGCGACAACGGCGTCAACCGCGTCCGAATCTGGCGCACGCGGTTGCCGAGCCACGGCGGCGGCGCCGCCACGATGATCGAGCAACATACGATCCTGGGGCCGTTCCACGCCGCGTGCGATTGGGCGCTCGATCGCGTTTGGGAGATGCCCGACGCGGAGCCGGTCAAGGCGGATCTGCGCGGCCGGCGCCCCCCGATTCTGTGATTTGATGACGCAAGCCGCCGATTTCGCGCGCCACATGGCGCGCGTTTGGGAATTTTACGACGACGACAAAAACGCCGCCCGGGTTGCGGCGCGCCGGGGCGGCGTCATTGCGGCGCGGGTCCGTTCGCTCGATCACTGGATTTACCAACCCGGCGACCAGCCCGGCTTTCTGATGCAATGGGCTGACGGGTCGCGCTATATCGTCGGCGAGAATGGCTCATGGATCCATCCGCCGGCCGGTTTCCTGGTGAGCGCCGCCGATTTGGCGCCCGATACGCCGGCCATATCGCTGCACCAGCCGTTCGCGTCGTTCATCGCCGCCGGGCTCAAGCCGTTCGAAACGCGCCATTGGCCGGCGCCGGCGCGATTGATCGGGCGACGCATCGCGATCCACGCGACGAAAAAGCGGCCGTCGCAACATGAGATCGCGTGGGCCGGCCGGTGCGGGATCGACGCGCTGCCGCTTGGCGCTGTCCTTTGCACGGCGACGCTCGCCGGCGCTTACCGCTGCGGCGACCTGTCGGCCGTGCGCGGATCGCCGCCGGCGCCGGCCGTTGCCGCGGATGAGTTTGGCAATTACGCCGCCGGCCGGTGGGCATGGTGGCTCGTCGACATCGAGCGGATCGATCCGCCGATCGTCATGCACGGCGCGCAGGGCGTCTGGACGCCGCGCCAAGCCGAAAAGCTGTATCGCGCTCGATGGGGGGACCGAAAATGAAGCGAACGACCCGCGCCAGGGCGCCGAAACCGGGCGAGCCGCTGCGGCCGGTGCATCGGCCGGCCGGGATGGACGGCGCCGCCTTCCTCGCCGGCCTCGACGAGCTCGGCCTGTCGCAAAACGAATTCGCCCGGCGCGCCGGGATCACGCGCAGCACCGTCAATCGGTGGGCCAATAACGAGCGGCCGATCGGCCCGTGGGTGCCGTACCTGTTCGAGGAGATGCGGCGGGCGCACAAGCTGGCGCTCGACAACGAGCGGCTGCGCGGCCTGCTCAACGCGAATTAACCATAAAAGCCGCCGAGCGCTGCTTTTTCTGCTGGCTGTAGCCGCACCGTGCGGCTAATGTCTCATCGGCACGGCGGGTTGGCCGCCGGCAAATCGGAGACGGAAAATGCAGACTTTCACCCAAAAGAGCAACGCGGTTCGGGCAGCGCGCAAGGCGATCGCCGGCGGCACGGCGCCGGCGCCGGATTTCGAGGCCGCCCAGGTCGACAAGGGCGCCGACAAGGGCCTTTGGTTCGTCCGCTGGATCGGCAACGCCGAGGCGCAGGCTGACGCCATCCTGGCCGGCGACCCGGTGCCGCCGACCGAGGAGGTCGCGCCGGCCGAGGCCACCGTCGAGGCCGCGCCGGCGGCCGAGCGCAAGACCCGCCGGCGGTTGCCGCCCTCCGATCCCGGGCGCGGGGAGAAGGCCGCCGGTCAGCGCGCCGCGAAGCGCGCCACGCGCGAGACGAAGGCCGACGCGGTGGTCAATTTCCTGCGGCGCCGCGAGGGCGCGACCAGCCAGGAGGTCAAGGATTTCACCGGCTGGAAGATCGTCAGCGGCTTTCTCAGCCGCCTCAAGTCGAAGGGCGGCTTCAACCTGACGACGGAGAAGGTCCCCGGGCGCGCCGGCGTCGTCTACCGCATCGTGGACTGAAACCGCGCGCACATCCCACCGGGACCGGCAACCGGCGCCAACGTGGCGCCGGTTTTCGCTTGGGAACACCGGCAAAATGGATTGATCGCGATTAGGGCGCGGGGAGGGCCACGGGGCGGCCGGAAGCGCCCGCGGGTAGTCCGGTACCGGACCGCTCGCTTTCGCGCGCCCCGCGCGGCCGCGCGCCGCC